ACCGCAGTCACGATGGTTGTCAAGCCAAACGGCACGGCCGTCGCATCAACAGCGAACCCTTCCTACACGTTCAGCGTTCTCGTAACCGAGTGGACACCAGTAAACGGTGCAGTCGGCGAACTCGCCACCGCAGACGTCACGTTCCCAATCTCGGGCGCAATCACCAAGGCTGTCGCCTAGTTCTAATCACTTCACCCTGCGGAGGTAATACATGAAGATTGCACTCATTGTCCGAACGACAACGGAGTCACGCAAAGCATTGTGTGAGTTTGCCGACTTCGTCAAATACGAAGAAGTCCACAACGTCTCAATGGCAAACATTGAAACAAACTTGAAGACCCGCGACCTCGCATGGTTCGCATGGCATTCAGAGAAGCGTCGCAAGGTCACGACACTGAACTTTGATGATTGGTGCGGCACCATTGAAGGCATCGACATTGACACGGGTGAGGAACCGATAGTCCCTTTGGAGAGCAGTCAGCCCACTGGTTGATCGCCTACCTGGCGGTTGAGACGGGCATCGCCCCGTCGGTGTTGCTGACAGAGTCACCGAGAATGCTTTACACGATGAGCGCATACTTGCGTTGGAAGCATGTGAAGCAGAATCCGAACACGACCTACAATCGTTGACATGGCTGCATCATCATCAAGTGGCAAAGTCACCATCGGTCGTGGTGCTGAGGTTGCATTCATTGCACCAGGTCTCCTTCAGTTCTTGAAGGAAGCATCACAAGCATCGGATCGGTTCAACGGCGAGATGCGCAAAGCAGCTCAACAAGTTGCCCAGGTTGTTGTCGACCGGGCGAAGGTGAACGCCAATCAGCAACCACCGCACGGCAAACCCAGAGAAGGTTCCTCTGGCCATTCTCAGGCCAGCCAAGTTGTCAGAGGGTTGCGTGCTCGAAGCGACCGTATCCCCACCATCAAGCTTGATGGCAAGCGTGGCTATGTGTCGGCGTCAAGGACTAACCGCAAACGCAAGCAGCCGGTGACGATGGGGCAGGTGTTCTTCGGTGCCGAGTTCGGTGGCCGTCGTCGTAAGAACACGCAACAGTTCTTGCGTCACCGTGGCCGTCAGGGCTACTTCTTTTGGCAGGCCGTGCGAGACAGCAAGGGCACCATCGCCACCGAGTATTTGGCAGCCATTGACACGGTTCTCAAGAAGCTTGCTCCTGGGGCTGACTGACGCTACGCTGACATCCGAGGAGCCCGCCATGTTTCCTGAAATCCAGTTAGACAACGTACGTGCTGTCCGCTTTGACTTCGTCAAGGCAGTCGTCCCGAAGCCACTCGCAGAGTCGTGGGCGCATCTGTCATCTCAGTTGCTTGTCAGCAAAGAGACACGAAAGAAAGACCGTCGCGCACTCTGGTCGCCAGTCATCTACGCACCCGGCACCACCCGAGCCAACCGCAACGTCGACGCCGTGACATGTCTGGTGATTGACATGGACGGTGAAGCCTTCGACCATGCACGTCTGGATGGCTTGGAATACATGGCATACACCACCTGGTCGCATCGCCCAGGTGACGAGCACTGGCACTTGGTGCTGCCACTCAAAGACCCTGTGCCAGCAGATCGTTGGGCTGAGGTGTGGACTTCGTTGCATGAACGCATCAACGTCGTCGGCGACCCTGCGACCAAAGACCCGGCACGAATCTTCTACCTGCCACAACATCCGCAAGGCTCAACACCAAGTCGTCGTATCGGCCACGGTGCGCTGCTTGATGCTGGGTTGGGTGAGGTGTTCATTGCACCACGGTTGCGTGTTGCTCGGATGCCGAAGGCTGCACAGAACTCGAAGCGTCACTATGCGTTGACCGAGGAGTGGTGGACTGAACCTGCCGACTTGTCGCGGTTTGTTGGGTTGACCCAAGACCAGGTTCATAGTCGTCTGCGTGCCGAGTGGCGGGAACTCACAAAAGACATCGTTCGCTAACAAGTAGAATCGGCAGTCATGGCCGTTACACGTGACTTCCTAGTCAAGCTCTTTGCCGACCCGAAGCAAGTCATCTCGGCGTTCCAAAAGGTTGCAGGCGAAGCCAACAGCACGTTCGGCAAACAAGGACTCGGTGGCAAGCTCACAAGTCTGCTGCCTTCATTCAAGACGGTTGCGATTGCAGGCACAGCAGCGTTCGGTGCTGTCACCGCTGCGGCAGGGTTCGCTATCAAGGCCGCTGCTGAGGATGCCGAGTCGCAAGCCCGTCTTGCTCAGGCGTTGAAGAACACGTTTGGTGAGTCTGAGGCGTTGGTTACTGAGACCGAAAAACTGATTACCCAGTTCTCAAAAAGTGCTGCGGTTGCCGACGACCAGTTGCGTCCAGCCCTGGGCGTACTCATCACCGCTACGGGTGACTTTGCTCAGTCGCAGAAGTTGTTGTCGTTGGCGTTGGACATCTCTGCCGGTACGGGCCGTGACTTGGAATCGGTGACGATTGCATTGGCTCGTGCCAGCCAGGGCACGTTCACACAGTTGACCAGGTTGGGTGTGCCGCTCGATCAGAATGCGGTCAAGACGAAGAACTTTGCTGAAGTCACCCGACAACTCGGTGACGCATTTGAAGGGCAAGCAGAAGCGAAAGCCGATTCGGCTGCCGGTCGGTTCCGTGCGTTCGGTATTGCGGTTGACGAACTGAAAGAACAGTTCGGCACATTGCTGCTGCCGACAGTCATCCGATTCACAGAGTTCTTGACAAACAAACTTGTTCCAGCAATCTCATTGGCAGTTGACCAGTTCCAAAGCTCTGGAGTCAGAGCGGGGTTCGCATACTTCGTTGCAGCATTTGGTGACACAGGCAAGGCAGCGATTGAGACAACGCGAAACATTGCGTTGGCAATCGTCACCTTGGGAGGTCAGGCACAAAAAGTTGCGGGAGTGATTGCTTTGTCGTTGGCACCAGCAATCGGTGTCAAGAACGCTCTTGATTTATTCAATAAAGCAAAGGATGCTTCTGCTGGTTCGGCTGATGCAATCAACCGGTCATTTGACAGCTTCGCTGCCTCGGTTGACTACGCCCGCAACAAGCTTGACATCATCGGGCGAGGACCGTTGGACACCGTTGAACGCAAGTTGGCTGCCGTCACCGCCAACGCCAAAGGTTCTAAGACTTCACTCGACGACTTAGGTGACGAGGCTGGCAAGACCGGTGGCAAGGTCAAAGATGCTGGCGACAAAATCAAGACCGTCGAGCAACGCCTGTCCGAGTTCACCAGCGCATCAAAGAAAGCGAAGTCCGCTTCGGATGCGTTCGGTCGCAGCCAGAAGAACGTAGAGAAGGCTTCGCTGTCCGTTGACGACGCCACCCGGGCGGTTGCCAAAGCCCAGCAAGAACTCTTGGCAGCACAGTCAGCGGGAAGCCCAGCCGAGATTGAGGCTGCTCAACGCAAGGTGGCCGCTGCCGAACGTGGCTTGGCCCGATCCAAGTTCGGAGTTGAAGAGTCAATCATTGCGGTCAAAGATGCTGAGAAGGCACTTGCTCTCATTCGTGCCGACCCCGAAGCAACAGCAGATGACCGTCGCAAAGCAGAGATTGACTTGGCCGAAGCACAGTTCAATGTCGCTGACGCTCAGGACAGTTTGATTGACCAGACCACAGACTTAGAAGAAGCGCGTCGCCTCCTACGCATTGAGACCGTCGGCCTCCGTGAAGGTGACGAAGAACTGTTGCCATTCCAAGATGCGGTCACAGCAGCATCGATTGCTAGCAAAGAAGCGTTTGATGAACTGACCGAAGCAATCGAAGAGCAGAAAGAAGAGTTGAAGGAATACACAATCGCGTTGGCTGAACTTGCCACGGTGCAGGCGTTGTTCCCGAAAATCTCTGCTGCCAACCCGGTCACCGGTTTGATACCAGTCGTGCCTGCCGCAACATCCGGCAACGGCGGCGGTGGCGGGCAACGCAACCTGCCCGACAAGGTGGAGATCACAGTGAACTCGAGCATCGTCAATCCGTTGCAGGTAGCCCAGGAGATTCAGGACTATCTAACTCTGTTGAATCGTTCCTACGGACTAGCCGTCTAGTCATGGCCAAGACGGCCATCTGGGGTCAGACATACAAGATTCTGTTGGACACTGGTCTGACCCAGGATGCGTTCACACTTGACAGTTCCACGCTCAACGGCGTTGATGTGCTGGATGGGAACGTGGACTTCGCTGACGTAACCGAGTTCGTGTTGAGTGTCAACATCAAACGTGGCCGTCAAACCCAGTTGGACACCATGTCCATCGGGCAGGCAACCGTCGTGCTTGATGACAAAGCATCCAACCGTTCCTTCGACCCGGCGAACACCGCATCCACCTACTTCCAAGGCGGGTTCGGTATCGCCCCACGACGCTTCGTGCAAATCTACGGTGGCACCGCAGGACAAGAACCGCTGTTCATCGGCCGAATCAACGACCTAGACATCGACTATGTGCAACCCAACAACTCGTTCGCCCTGGTCACTTGCACCGACGACCTCTCCACCCTGGCACGCACCAACCTCGTCGCGTTCAACCCGTCATCGGAACTGTCATCGGATCGCATCACCGCCATCCTTGACCGCCCAGAGGTCGCATTCTCCACCGCTCTACGCAGCATCGCCACCGGTGTCGCCACACTCGGCACCGTCGCCTACGACAACAACGACAACGTCAAGAACGCACTCGACGCAGTAGCCGTCGCCGAAGACGGACGATTCTTTGTGGACCGTGGCGGCACCGCAGTGTTCCAGCCACGCATCGACTTCTCGTTCTCCACCGCCATCATGTCATTCACCGACAGTGCAGGCACCGCCTACGCCTACCAAAGCTTGTCGGTTGGCTACGGTGCCGAGACGCTCTACAACCGCATCCAAGTCGGTGTGCAAGGTTTGTCGGTGGCAACTGCCGTTGACACGACATCATCCACCGAGTTCGGTGTCACCACCCTCAGCCTGTCCGACCTGCCACTCGACACCCTCGCAGCCGGCACGGCCCTAGCCCAAAACTTGTTGGACAAATACAAGAACCCTGTGTTCCGATTCAACGAGATTGGGGTGACACTCAACGGGTTGTCTCCTGCTGCTGGGCAGGATGTGTCGACGTTGGAGATTGGTGACCTGGTGGCCATCACCAAGACCTACACGACCGGGTCGCCTGCAACCGTCACCAAAACAATGTTCGTGGAATCCATCTCCCACGACATCTCACCCCAGACTCATCGTGTCTCATTGGGTCTCGGTCAAGCCCAACTCCTCACCCAGTTCATCTTGAACACCAGTGAACTTGACGACGTCGACGTTGGGCTAGGATAATCCCCGTATGACGACACCATTCCCATTCACGCAGGGTCAAGTCCTCACCGCTGCGCAGATGAACGCAATCACGACACTGCCCATCAACGACCAGACCGCGTCCTATGTCGCGCTCGTTGGCGATGTCGGCAAACGCATCGTGATGAACGTCGCATCAGCGAACACCGTCACCATCAACAACTCAGTCTTCGCAACGGGCGACACCATCTTCATCGCCAACAAAGGTGCAGGCGCAACCACCGTCACTCCCGGTG